CAAAAAACGGTAACATCATTACCGTCTAGTATGTTTCTTTTAACAAACTCATAACCTTGTTTTACGCTACGAGCTTGTCCTGATAAACAAAGTGCAATTTTCATTTGAGCCACTTATCATTCTCTAACGACCATTGAACCATACCTTTAATACGGTCACGCAAAGAAATCTTTGGTTTCCAACCTAGAGATTCCATATAATCACCAGACAAAGCGTAGCGTAAATCGTGGCCAGGTCTGGATGAATGAAAGTCAACCATCTCATATTTTAACTCCTTGTTTTGTGCTTCTGCAATTAATTTAGCCAATTCTAAGTTATCTACTTCATCGGGACCAACAATGTTAAACTTAGGAATCTTCGCACCACCGAAATCAGGGATACGAGCATAATCTTCAGGCAGGTTTAGAATAAACATTAAACCATCTGCAACATCTTTAGCATGAACATAGTGGCGTGAGCCTGCCTTTGTTTTGCTTCTATCAGAGTGAATAGTAAGTGTTTCACCATCACGAGCATACCGAATGGCCTTAGGAATAAACTTCTCAGGATGTTGGCGTTCACCAAACACATTCATTGTATGTGTAACAATAATTGGCATATTGTATGTGTTCTCAAATGCAACACACATTTCTTCACCTGCCGCCTTAGATGCTGAATATGGATTCGTAGCATTGTAACGGTCTCTTTCTTTGTAATCTACGCCTTCTGGTGCGGGACCAAACACTTCATCTGTGCTGAAGTAAACAAACTTTTCTAAGTTCTTTAATGTGCGAGCATAGTTTAATAGATTAACTGTACCGATTACATTGTCTTGCACAAACTCCATTGGAAATTCAATTGAGCGGTCTACATGAGAACCAGCTGCAAGGTGCAATACTAATTGAACATCACCAATTAAACCTGAAGTCTGTGGATTAATTTCAGCACGCAAATCATGGAACACAATCTCAACCCGTTTCTTCTGCTCAGGTGAATACTTCTTCATAATATCTTCAAGGCGATTTAGATTGCCAGAGAAATCTAATCGGTCAAGTGATACGATTGTCCAATCTGTTGTATCAAGGATTGTTTCAATCAAATGGTGTGCAATAAAGCCTGCACCGCCTGTAATTAATACTCTTTTAGTCATTATATTTTTCCTCTATAACCTTTTTCCATTCTGGTACTCTATCATATTGATGAACAATTGTAAAGTCTTTTCCTGTTGAAGTTGCAACTTTGCCATCTTTCATAATTGGTGATGGTTCAAGCAAGAATGGTTTGAATTCGTTAATCTTACTTGGGTCGGCAGTTGTGCCTAATTGTGCAGCCCATCCATCTTCTGACTTCATATATCTTGCCACAGATTTATATGGCTCTTGTGAAATCATAAAGTTAAATGTGGATTGATCCACAATTGGTATAGGTCGATTTACTGACATAACAAATATCATCGCACACAAATCTCTCATCGCTTCACCACGACCTGCCAAAACGCCTACATTGTATATGGTATTGTCTTTGAATCTTTCATGGAAGAACGGACCGAATGTTTCCAATAAGTTCTGATTACCCCATGGTTCATCTTTGTATTTCATTGATTCGGAAGCAAACATTAGCTTAGCACCTGGCAATTCCATGCCAAGAAACCTAGTAGGGTCATCTTGGAAGATTACATCTTTAACATCGGTTGTAATAACAAACCGATATGTGTCATGTGATTGTAGGTAATTGTAGATGTGAACAAAGCGCTCTACATGGACAGGCAACGATGATTGATATTCATATCGTTGTGTGGTGTCGTTTGATTTTCCAGGCAGAATGACCTGAAATCCGGCACCAGATAGCCGTTTGATAGTTTCATAATCAATGTTGAAGGCGACCATAACTTTCTCGCCCTTGAAACCTGATTTGTTGATAGAGTTAACCCAATACTTCAGTTTACTCCAATCATAATTTGTGGTACATCCTATAATCAAATCTTTCATAATAATTCCATTCAGTTAATATATTACTTATATCGTTTGTAGTCCTTAAACTTGGTAATGTTTTGACCTGGAGTGTCTTTCTTATAAGTGTTTGCCAATTTATTGGTACCTTCTGCACCTGCACCAGATTTAGGCAAAATGTCTGGACTAATTGCTTCACTTACACTCTTATGTAGTTTCACTCCAGTTACATCTTGTACCAACTTCCATGCTTCTTTATGTTTCTTACTTTTAATATGTGATTGTAACACATCTTTTTGCTTTTGTGAAGCCTTTTGGTGAAACTTAAATAGTTCCATCACACCAATATTGCCTGAATATGCGGCTTCATCCAATTGTTTTAGTGTTTGTTTAATCCAAAATACTCTTTGAACCGACATATTAACCTCTAGTAAGATTCAGAATCTTTTGAATCTGCGTTTCTAGTGTTGCTTTACGGTTAGGCCATTTAATAATTGGTTGGTCTGCCGTCTGTAATAGTTTGGTAAGAAATGGAAGAATTAACTTTTCTACCTGTTGTAATCTTGCCTTGTATTCTTCTACTGTTTCTTCTTTCTCTGCAATAACATCTGTATATTCTTCTTCATCCATTGCGGTGAAACCAAAGTCATCATCACCATATTCTTTCATTATTAGGTTGAGGTCATATTTGATATCAGCCATTATTTACTCCAATTTTTTGCAGCAGTAAAATTTGCTTGTGAAAATTCTAATCTATCTATTAACTTCATAGCGTTACCTTTAATTCGGTCAACGGCTACGAAACCTTCTGGTGCAGTAATTCTAAACCCATTGTCTGTGCGAATGAATGTGCCTACATCACGAATGGTTTCCAATTTACGAACAACCATTAGTTTAGCATCAACAAGTAAATTCTGTAAATCAAATATCTTTTTAAGTTCGGCAGCATTACTGCGATAGAACCGCATGATTTCATTCTTCTTTGCAATTCTTTCTTTTTTGGTCTTTTCTAATTTGGCTTCAAGAACAGATTGATTTAGTTTTGTTTCAATAGATTTAACCAATTCGTTGGTGTGTGCTGTTGTATTCTTAATTGCCTGACCTTCACGCACCTTACTGTTATTGAATGTTTTAATCTGCATTAGAATTGTTTCATTGGCTGAAATGCGATTCAATGCCAATGGATTAATCTGTTGAAATAAAGAACCTGCCTGTGATAATACTCTTGTAATTTGTTTTGTTTCATCTTCAGTAAATGTGGCAGTACCAGAGGCATCAACAAATGAAGCATCACGGAACCAAACATCTTTGGTTGTAGATAACTTACCAATATCCACATTGAATGATGCCTTCATATCAGATATGGTTTTGCCTGTGTATGATGTATGAAACACCACACCTAATTGTGCAGCCATCATTGACTGTGCTAGTTTTGAATCAGCAGGAATGGCATAGACGATTGTGTTTGGTTGAAAGGTAATATATTTTTCACCATCTATGGTTTCTTTTTTCAAATCACTTTTTGAAAACATCATATCGCCTTGCAATACACCTTTGATACCAAGTTTTGGTAGATAACGTAATGCAACTTTCAACTTATCATTCAGACCTTCGGCTGGGTGATTTTTGTCAATGTCTTTATCTGTATAATTTAGTTTTGCATTTTTAGCAAACACACCCTTAGTGCCAACAAAGAATTTACCATTCTCTGGATTGTTACCAACAAATATAGCAGGTGCACCATCCCATTTTGTTGTTACATTCACATGGGATTGTGATTGACCAGCAAGCATATCACGGAGAGAACGGAGAAAATTAATTGCTTCTCGGCCACCTGCTACACCACGATTGAGCAATTCATCTTCAATATGCTCAAGGTGAACATTCTTACCTTCTTTACCTTCTGTTAAATATTCTGTGAATTTCATTTTACAGTATCTTTATAAAATAAGAACTTTCTTTTGTTTGAGATTTAGCATAGTAAATAAGGTCTGAAGCTATTTTATTTTCTTCACCAGAAGTTATAAACAAATCTAAAAATTTTAAATTCATGTATTTTGAAAAGTAAAAAGAACCAGGAGAGTCAGCATCTTTAGCTTTGGCAGCTGCTTCAAATTCTTTTTCAGTTTTAAGTTTGTCGGCACCATTGTAATATTTTTTATATAATCTAAAAAACTCTTTCATAAATCCTGATGTTTTTGTAAAAGCAAAAACTTCTGCTTCAGAATTATTAAATAATCCTTTAGAACCATATTTTTTCAAATATTCATTTATATTGCCACCACCTATTTTACCAGCAGCCGCTGCACCACCTTGAGCTTCACCTTGCCAAGATTCAGTTGTATTTGTTGCTCTGAATTGAACTTCAATTCCACTTATTGTCATATACATATCAATTGAATTAAAAAAACTACCTTTACTTCCAGCAGCTGCAAGTCTATAACTTTCAAATTTATAGTTAGTTTTTTTAACTCCTGGAATATTAGATTCTTCCTTTGTAGCTTTACCTTCAACTTTTTTTAATGATATACCTAACAATTTATTTTTTTGAGCTAAATCATAAATTTGTTTATTTAAATCTGGCCAACTGGCATATGTCAATTCAGGTAAATCATTTACATTTTTTCCTAAAGTTGTCATCCAAATATCACCTGGATTCCATTTATTCTTATCAAAAGAACCTAAAACTGGATTTATTTTTAAACATTCTTTATGATAGGAATAAATTTTATTCATAAAATCAGAATCTCTGTGAAAATATACGGGAGATTTAAATTTCGTCTTATAATCTTTATATAATAAATTTGCAGCTCTTATCATAGAAATTGTCCATCCTTCATCATTTGCAACATTTTCCGTTATTATATCTATTGTTAAACTTCCTGTATCGCAATATTTGGCAGATTCTATAAAGTTTTTTCTGGATAAATCTTCTGGACTGTCTATTTCTTTTTTTATCACATTAAATACCAAAGAACAAAAGTAACATTGTCCACTTTCAGTATATTTTGTTAATGTTGCTCCACCCCTGGCACCTCCACCTCCACCAAACTCCTTTGTCTTGGTAAAATCTTTCATGCTATATGATTTACCAGTTGTGCTTATAAATTTTAATGCAGAAAATGAACTCCTATCTTCTCTTTCTCCACAAGGTTTAATTTTATTTAAAATTTGTAATTGAGATTTATTATTTCTAGAATTACTGTCTGTGCCAGTAATAGAAAAAGTAGCTTGTTTTTTATCTTCCATATCAAATGGTTGTTTATAAGAATCGGTGCCAATTTTTTCATATTTCATTTTGGCAAAAAATTTTTGTTTTCTAGAAATAAACTTATCTTTTTTTGTCGCTATTTTGAAAAAATCTTTATATGTTAAACTACTCATTTAATACTCCATTATTTGTTTATTGGAGTATTTATCCTATCAGGATTACCTGATTATGTCAAGAGCTTTGCCGCTAGTCCAGACTTCCATTTCAGTTCTAAGACGACCTTCAGCCTTCAGATTCTCATGTCGGTTAATGGCCTTTGTTCTCCACCACTCTGTAATGTTAGCCAAATGGTGTTTATCATAGTTTTCATCTGGTAAAATCTTATCTGTCTTTCCAAGTGTAATGTCAACATAGTTTTTAATACCATAGTTGGACACATAATATCGTTTCTGTTCTGTTAGCGACTTGGCCTTGTTGATTGTGGCCATAAACTTATCATAATCTTCTTTGTGTGGTTTCAATGTAGCCTTGGTCATCGCAATAATTGTATTACTAATC